AACAAGCTAGATTTGTAGAAGCGAAAGCTCAACAAGAAGAGTTTAATAAGCAAAAAGAACAGGAAGTTAGAACACCTGATATCAATTTAAATAGACAAAACGTGGCTCAGGGAACACCTGATCCTAAAGCTGAAACATGGGCATCTAGAAATACATGGTTTGGTCAAGATAGTGCTATGACTTACACTGCGTTTGATTTACATAAAAAATTGACGGAACAGGAAGGTTTTGACCCATCAAGTGATGAATATTATTCTGAAATAGATAGAAGAATAAGACTTGAATTTCCTCAAAAATTTGCTACAACAGAACCCACGGAAACGATTAAGCCGGTACAGACAGTTGCATCTGCAAAAAGAAGTACAAAAACTGGTCGCAGAACTGTGAGACTCACACCCTCTCAGGTAGCAATTGCTAAAAAATTAGGTGTGCCACTCGAAGAGTATGCGAAACAATTAAATATCACGAAGGAGGTATAAGCATATGGAAGATAATAACGATAAAAGAACCTCGCGTGCGAGTCAAACTAGAGAAAAAACAGCTCATAAAAAAGTTTGGTCTCCACCATCAAGTTTAGATGCACCCCCTGCACCGACAGGATTTGTACACAGATGGATAAGAGTTGAATCTATGGGATTCCAAGACACTAAGAATGTTGCAGGAAGAATTAGATCAGGATACGAATTAGTTAGATCTGATGAATATCCAGACTCGGACTATCCTCAAGTCGAAGACGGTAAATACGCGGGAGTGATCGGAGTTGGTGGCCTTGTGCTGGCAAGGGTACCGGAAGAGATCGCAAAACAACGTTCTGACTACTATAAAAAACAAGCATCAGATAACGTTGAGGCAGTAGATAACGATCTTATGAAGGAGCAGCACCCAAGTATGCCAATCAATATTGATAGGCAAACTCGTGTAACTTTTGGTGGTACAAAGAAAAGTTAATTTTTTAACTATTCCTACCCAACAAATTACACTTAAACTAACAATGTCTAAGGAGGACAACTAATATGGCAAATAAAGACGCTGCTTTCGGTCTAAGACCGATAGGAAAAGTTGGACAGAATAGAGACAACCAAGGTTTAAGTGAATACAGTATTGCTGCAAGTGCATCAGCTATATACCAAAATGATCCAGTTCAAGCTTTAGCTACTGGAACTATTGGTGTAGCTAGTACTTCGACAGCTGTACTTTTAGGTTCACTGAACGGTGTTTTCTATACTGATTCATCAACTAAGAAACCAACATGGGCTAATCACCTAGAAGCATCTAATGCTGCGACTGATATCGTAGGATTTGTTTCTGATGATCCTTATGAAAGGTTCGAGGTACAATCAAATGGTACAAATGCTATTACTCAAGCATCTGTATTTTTCAATTATAACATAAGCTACGTTGCAGGAGATTCAGCTAACTATCTATCAAAAGTAGAATTAGATGAGTCAACTGGAGTATCAACAACAGCACAGTTAAGATTAATAGGTTTCTCAAATGATCCTGACAACAATGACATTAGTTCTGCTAATGTAAATATGGTTGTTATGATTAATGAGCATTTCTTAAAATCTACAACTGGAATCTAATCGGATAGGAGATAAGATATGGCGATAAGTAGAGGACAACTAGTTAAAGAACTAGAGCCAGGTTTGAATGCACTATTCGGCTTGGAATATAAACGTTATGAGAATCAGCATGCTGAGATCTACACAACTGAATCTTCAGACAGAGCGTTTGAAGAAGAAGTAATGTTATCAGGTTTTGCTCAAGCACAGACTAAGTCTGAGGGTGCGGGTGTAACTTTTGACAATGCTCAAGAGACATACACTGCTAGATACACTCACGAGACTGTAGCTTTAGCGTTTTCAATCACTGAAGAAGCGATTGAAGATAACTTGTATGACAGACTTGCTAGTAGATATACAAAAGCACTTGCTAGATCTATGGCGAACACAAAACAAGTTAAAGCAGTAGCTCCATTAATTAATGGTCTACCAACTAACGATGCTTTTGATTCAGGTGATGGTGTTTCATTATTTAACACATCTCACCCAACAATCGCAGGTACAGTTGCTAACACTTTAGCAACTCAAGCCGACCTTAACGAAACTTCATTGGAGCAGTCTTTAATTGACATTGCTGCAATGACTGACGAAAGAGGTCTTAAAATTGCTGCTAGAGGAGTGAAAATGATCGTTCCTTCTGAGCTTCAATTTACTGCTGAGAGATTGATGAAATCTCAAGGTAGAGTTGGAACTGCTGATAATGATATTAACGCAATTGCGTCTATGGGAATGGTTCCTCAAGGTTACAGAGTGAACAATTTCTTAACTGACCCAGATGCGTTCTACATTATCACTGACGTGCCAAATGGTATGAAGTACTTTGACAGAGCGTCTATCAAGACTGCAATGGAAGGTGACTTTGATACTGGCAACGTAAGATACAAAGCTAGAGAAAGATACTCTTTTGGAGTTTCTGATTATAGAGGTATCTTCGGCGTTGAAGGTGCATAATACTTAATAAGTTTGAGGCGGGACACAATCCCGCCTCATTTAAAATATAGAAAGAAAAAATGACTCAATATAAATACTTAATAAAAATATTTACAAAATACCTTCAAACTAGTTTTGAAATTGAAAGTGAAAAAGAGATAAATAATGCGGACGAGCTAAATAAACCCATTATTGACTTTTTAGGAAAATCTGATATAAAATGGGAAAAAAATGATCTACAGTACCAAGGTGCTGGAAGTGATTTTTATATAACCTATGAGGAGGTTACAAATGGCTCAGGACAACATGGTACTGTTCGCAAAGAAACTGAAACTCGAGTCTAGATGGAACGAGTTGTTTCTTGAAAACAGAGGACAAATAACACCTGAAATGTCTGTTCTTGGTGATGAGATCAAAGTAGTTATTAGATCAATCATCAGACGACAAGAAGAGGAAGTCCACAGTAATTCTAGAGATGGTGAAATCCATCTTTACGCTGGTTAATTAGGACTTTACATCGCTGAAAAGTTAATCATTCCTAGGGATCTCTTGCACTCTATTAAAATCTAGTATATAAATTTAATCACTATATAAATTAATTAGAACATAGACGCGTATAGTCGACGGCCTAGAGACTATGTTCAATAACTAGGAGGATATAATTATGGCAAGTACTACATTTTCAGGACCGGTCAGATCAGAAGGTGGCTTTCAAATGGCTACTAAAAACTCTGTTACTGGTGCTGTAACAACAAGAATGAGTTCAGGTATGCCTGACTTAACAGGTTTGCTTTTTGCAGACACAGCAACAGGTGCAAATATTTCTATCGCTGATGGAATTATTGCAGCTGTAAACTACACAGGTGCAGCAGCATGTGCTGTAGCACTACCAGCAGCAACTAAAGGTGCAATTGCAGTTTACGTTCAATCTAAAGACACTGCAGGTGGAGTTTTAACTTTAACTTTTAATGCAGCAGGTACTGACGTTTGGGCAACTGGTTCTTTAATCGAATCAAGAGCAGCAGCAGAAGTAACTTTTGATACTTCAGCAGCAGGTGAAACATCTTTAGTTTTCACTCCAGCTAACGCAGCTACTAATCTTTTTACAACAGGAAGTAAAATTGCTTTTATGTGTTTTGAAGATGGCGTGTGGACAATCGCTTCAGAAATGAGCGGTGCGGCTGATGCTACTACAGGTGCTTTTGCATTTGGAGCATAATAAATAATTAATGTGGGCCTTCGGGCCCACACAATTTTAAGGAAAAAAACTATGGCAGCTAAAGGTGACGTAAAAGCAGTACAGATTACAGCAGCAGCTCAAGTATTTGCAGGTAGAACTAGATTAAGAGGAATTATTCTATCAGCAAATAGTACAACAGCAATTGGATCTGTAACTTTACAAGATATTGACGGAACTCAATTCACAGCAGATGTTCCTCCAGGAGATGTTTTTTCATTTAACATGCCTGAAGATGGAATTTTATTTAAAAGTGGAATGACTTGCAGTACAATTACAAGTGCTAAAGCAACTGTATTAATAGATAAGTAAGGAGATAAAATGGATTCAGATCAGAAGACATTAAACATGACAACAGTAGGAGCTAATACTTTGGCTAGAGCTGGTAGAGCTAGAATTACTTCAATTCAAGGATTGGGTGTAGCAGCATCTACAATTATTTTTTATGATTCAGCAGATGCTTCAGCACCGGGAACAGCAGTAGCTACTTATAAATATGGAACTGAAGGATTAGAAGTTTATGTTCCAGGTTCAGGTATTAAGTTTGAAAATGGTATTGTTTATAATTTAGCAGGAACAGGCGGAAGCGTTACAGTAACAATTACAGGAGCTTAATGGCAACTTCAGGAACTACAACCTTTGAATCAGGTTTTTATATTGATGATGTAATCACTGAAGCTTATGAAAGAATAGGCAGATTTGATTATTCAGGTAATGATATAAAAACAGCTAGACGTTCTTTGAATATAATGTTTCAAGAATGGGGCAATAGAGGTTTGCATTTTTGGGAAGTAAAAAATAATTCAATTACATTAGTTGATGGTCAAGCAGAATATACAATGTATAGATCAGCAACTGATGGTACATCAGATGCAACAGCAGTGTATGGTGTAGATGATATTTTAGAAGCCGTTTATAGAAATTCTTCTGGAGTTGATTTTTCTTTAACAAAAATTAATAGATCAACTTATCAAGGTTTATCTTCTAAAACACAAGAAGGAACTCCAACACAATATTTTGTACAAAGATTTATTGATAAAGTAACTATCACTTTATATTTAACTCCAGGATCCACTGAAGCCGGAAACTTTTTAAATTACTATTATGTTAGCCGGATTCAGGATGCCGGGAACTATACAAATAATGCAGATGTACCTTATAGATTTGTACCTTGTATGGTATCAGGACTTTCATATTATTTATCACAAAAATTTAAACCAGAATTAACTCAACAAATGAAGTTATTATATGAAGATGAATTACAAAGAGCTCTTGAAGAAGATGGTTCTTCATCTAGTACATTTATAACTCCAAAAACTTATTATCCAAATGTCTAGATCAAACGGAAAATACGCACAATTTATTTCAGACCGATCAGGTATGGCTTTTCCATATAAAGAAATGGTTGTTGAATGGAATGGTTCAAGGGTACATGTTTCAGAATTTGAACCTAAGCAACCACAATTAGAACCTAAACCAACAGTTGCTGATCCACAAGGTTTACAATTTGCAAGACCTGCTAGAGTTGAACCTGAAACAGAAAGTTTATTACCTAGTAATCCATTTAATTTTACTTCAGGGTCAAGTATCGTAATAGTTACAGAACCTAATCATCAAAGATCTACAGGTGATATTGTTGTATTTAGAAATGTAGATGGAAGTCCAGGTGGATTAAATTTTTCTTTGTTTGAAAATGCTTCAGGATTTAGTATAACAGTTATTAATACAAATAGTTATAGTTTTAACTGCGGAAGTAATGCAACGCTAACAGGAGACTCAGGAGGAATGACTGCGACCGCTGGTCCAGTAACATTAACACCATAATGACATACGCAGAATTAGTACAAAAAATTAGAGATTACACAGAAGTAGATAGTAATGTTTTAACATCTACTATTGTTAATGGATTTATATCAGACGCTGAATTTAGACTTCTTAGAGATGTAGATTCTGATAATAATAGAAGATATGCAACAGCTAATTTAGCTGCTTCAAGTAGATTTATTGATGTTCCAGATAATTTATTAGTCGTTAGATCAGCTCAAATAGTAGATTCTGACGGTGTAGGTTCTCCAGATAATAGAGAATTTTTAGAGTATAGAGATACAAGTTATATGTCAGAGTATAATTCAACAGGTGCTACAGGAGTTCCAAAATACTACAGTATGTGGAACGAGAATACTATTGTAGTGGCTCCTACTCCAGACGCTACTTATGAAATTCAGTTAAATTATATATTGAAAGACCCTGGGTTATCTGCTACAAATACGACTACATATATTAGTAAGAATTTTCCCAACGGACTATTATATGCATGCTTGGTAGAAGCATTTTCATTTTTAAAGGGGCCAAATGATCTCTTGCAATTATACGAAGGAAAGTATAAACAAGTGTTAGAAGGCTTCTCAGTTGAACAAATGGGAAGAAGACGAAGAGATGAATATCAATCAGGTGTTCCTCGAATCGGCGGAAAATAATAATAAGGAGATAAAACTATGGCTATAACACAAGCACTTGCTAATTCTTTTAAAAAAGAATTATTAGAAGCTGAACACAACTTTAAGCAAACTGGTGGTGACAAGTTTAAAATCGCTCTTTATACTTCTTCAGCAACTCTAAACTCAGCAACTACTTCATTCACTACAACTAATGAAGTTGCTAACAGTGGACAATACACATCAGGCGGTGGAGCACTATCTAATTTAGGAACTTCTATTGCATCAGGTGTTGCAATTGTTGACTATGCTGACAGATCATTCACTGGTGTAACTTTGACTGCTAGAGGAGCTTTAATCTATAACACTTCAGCAACTGCTACTAATGCAGCTGTTGCAGCTTTAGATTTTGGAGCAGATAAAACAGCGACATCAGGAACTTTCACAATTCAGTTTCCAGCTTTTACAACTTCAGCAGCGATTCTTAGAATATCAGGTTAATCATAGGAGATAATTTCCTATGGCAACTTGGGGTACACTTACTTGGAACACAGGAGACTGGGGATTACAAAATGATTCTACGGTTTCTGTTAACGGCATAGGTGCGTCTTCTAACTTAGGAACAGTTGATACAACAGCAACAGTTGAATTTGGTTGGTCAAGATTAGCTTGGAGTGAAAACGCTTGGGGTATTGCAGGAGACGTTTTAGTTTCCGGTGTATCTGGTTCTGTTTCATTAGGCGATGAATCCGTATCCATAGACGTAAATCCAATTCCAACCGGAATTGAAATGACGGCATCACAAGGTGATGAGTCTATAGAAATTGCAACAGAAGTATTTTTAGAAAATAATCCATTACCAAACATGTCTGCAAACTTAGGAACAGCTGATGCTGGTCCTGATGCAATGCTAGAAGGAATCGGTGCAACCGGTTCTGTAGGCAGTGTCGAAGCATACAACTTAGAAGGTTGGGGACGATACTTCTATGGTCAATTTGTTTGGGGTGCTACTGGTGAATGGGCAAATGTAGATGTAACTGGCATTGAAATGTCAGCTGCAACAAATCCTGAAGGCATTCCTTCATTTACAGCTGAAGCTGATGCTCAATTATCTACAGCTCAAGCTAAATTTGGCCCTTCATCTTTATTGTTAGATGGAACAGGAGATTTTGTACAATCGACAGCTACAGACGTTGTTCAAAATAATTTTACAATTGAGTTTTTTGCATATGCTTCTAACTTTGCACAAGATGCATATCTATGGGACAATCAATCTTCAAATCAAGGTTTTGCATTTTCAATTACATCAGCTGGACAGCTAAGATTAATTCAAGATGGTACAATTCTTCAACAAACAGGTACTCCTAGTTTAAATAATAATCAATGGAATCACTTTGCATTAGTACAAAATTTAACTCTTTTAACTTTATACATTAATGGAACTCCTAAACTTCAGTACTCTACAGGTGGAGATAGTTATCCAGGCCAATCTTATAAGATAGGAGCAAACGAAGCTGAAACTCAATTCTTTAATGGTTATATAGATGAGTTTAGATCTTCTGATATTGCAAGATATACAGGTCTCTTTACACCTCCTACTTCACCATTTACGGTAGATGGAAATACTATTTCTTTACTTCATTTTGATGGTGCAAACGGTTCAACACAAATATTTAATGAAACACAAAATGCGTACAGCATTACAGGAACAGCAAATACAGATGTAACCGGTGAAGCAATGACAGCTGAAGAAGGAATCGTGGATCCGGCTCCAGATGCAGAAGTGACAGGTATTGGTTTTGAAGCTGATCTAGCAGTTGGTACAGTAGTTATTGCAGACGCTAATGTAACAGTTATTGGAGAAGGTTTTGGAACTACTCTTGGAGTAGGTACCTTAGATGCAGTAACTTTAGCGGATGTAACTGGAATATCTATGTCAGCTGACTTAGGTAGTATTACAGCCACTGGATTTGCTAATGTAACTTTAACAGGTTTTGGCTTGACAACGGCTTTAGGAACTAATAAAACTTTAATCTGGAATCAAGTAGATACTGGAACAGCCCCAGTAGATCCTCCAGGATGGGTAGAAGTTGCTGCATAATGAGATTGACATAAGCTCAGATTTTTAGTAAATTAAAACAAATAAGGAATTTAAAATATGGCAAATTCAACATCAGCTAATTTAAAATTAACTGTTCAAGCGACTGGAGAAAATTCAGGAACTTGGGGACAAATTACAAATACTAACTTACTAATTCTTGAACAAGCAATTGGTGGTTATGATGCATTAAACGTAACTAATGCTAGTAGAGCTTTAACTTTCACAAATGGCGCTTTATCAAATGGTAAGAATGAAGTTATTAAATTAACTGGAACTCTTGAAGGTAATTTAAATGTTACTATTCCAGATTCAGTTGAAAAAACATATATAGTTGAAGATGGAACTGATCACGCAGGTTATACTTTAACTTTTAAAACTACATCTGGAACAGGTGTTCTTTTATGTGAAGGTCACTCTTACACATTATATTCTGATGGAACTAATGTTGTAAAAGCAGGTGAACTTAGAAAATGGAGAGCAATATCTTCAGCTGAAACAATTCAAGCTGGAGCACAAATTTTAGCAAATACAAATGGTGGAGCAGTTACAATAACGCTACCCGCATCACCTGCTACAGGAGATACGGTAAATTTTGTAGATCAAGGTTATGATTTTAACACTAACGCATTGACTGTTGGTAGAAATGGTTCTAATATAGCTAACTCAGCGGCGGATCTTGTAGTTAATACTCAAGGTGCAGCTTTTGGATTAGTATATTCTGGAGACGCTACAACAGGATGGACTTACACGGAGAAATAATATGGCAAATTACGAAGCAACTAAATATGATTTTGATGGAGCAAACCTTACAGGTATAGAAGGTATTCCTACAGCAACTATTGTGCCGTGGTCTTCAGCATCAGTTCCATCTGGATTTTTAGAATGTGATGGTTCAGCAGTTTCAAGAACAACTTATGCAACTCTATTTGGAATCGTAGGTACGACTTACGGTGTAGGTGATGGTGCAACAACTTTCAATGTACCTGATTTAGCAGATAACGTACCCGTTGGAAAATCAGGAAGTAAAGCTTTAGCATCAACTGGTGGAGCAAATACAGTAGCTGCAACAGGAAACGTAGGTGGTTCAACAGCTAATGCCACTTTATCAACTGCACAACTTGCTTCTCACAGTCATAGCGGAGGATTTTCACCTCAAAAAGTAGGTGCGCTTTTTGACAATAACCCTTACTATAATGCATTTGGTGGTAATCAACCAAGCACTGGTGCTGCAGGTTCAGGTTCAGGTCACTCTCATAATATGAGTGCAACTTTTTCAGGTGACTCAACTTCAGTTTTACAACCTTATTTAGCAATAATTTATATTATAAAAACTTAGGAGAAAAAAAATGGCAACAAATGCAAAATGGACAGTAGTATTTGAAGATAAAATGATCATTAAACAAACAGGAGATGATCAAGGTGGATATGTAATAAATGATGACGTTTTTTGGAATGACCCTAAATGGTCTAATATTTGGGCAATTCAATATAAAGATGATAATCATGAATACAATGACACTATAGAATATAGAGATGAAACACCTCATGCAACTTGGACTGTAGCTGGATTAGGTGATTTTAATAGTCAATTTATTTCAAGATGGGAAGCAGCACACTTAGCTAAACTACAATCTAATTGGGATATTAATAATGGTGACACTTACGACTTAGAAGGTAATTTAACTCACACAGAAACTGAGTCTGAAAAAATTACAAGATTAGGTGCAAGACCTACTTCTTATTCTGTTTCATAAGAACTACAAAATAAAGTTGCAGTATATCTTTTTAAATTAGGTACTTTACTTGCGTGTTGTGAGTGCAACCAATCTGACGGAAACATTACAGCTCTATTTTCTTTAAATCCAACATGTATATCTAATTCATTTTCTGAATAAAAAACAGTTCCATTAGTTACTGCTGTAAGACCAGAAATCATTATTAATATATTTGATACTACCCCCATTTCACTATCTATGTGAGGTTTAAAATGATCAAGGTTTCTTTGATCAATTCCTGAATGATTATCATTTATTTTTAAATTTTTTAAATTAAATTTTAATTCAGCTTGTTTTACAAAAAGATTTTTAAGTGCTGTATCTGTGCTTAAATAAAATCTATTACCATAATGGGTTTGTTTGTTTTTTTCTACGGCACCGTCAAAAAAACAAGGAGTATAAGCAGCTTTAGTTAAAGTAAAATTTTGAACTAATTTTAATTGATTTTTATCAAAAAAATCATTAATGATTTTAATCATTTTAACATCATCCAAGAAGTTAAAATATATTTTTCACCAGAAAGAGGTGGATTACCTCTGTGAATATATGGAAAACCTGCTGGCCAAATAACTATTCTACCTGTTTTAGGCTTTACTCTTTTTGAAAAATGTAAAAATTCTGTTTCGCCACCTTCTTTAACATCATTTAAATAAATAGAAAAAACAAAAGCTCTAGATAAATTTTGAGGTGGTATACATCCATGTTCTATATGCCAAACATGATATCCTTCAGTCGGTAAAGTTTTTTGAATTTTTATACATGTATAATTAAAATTAATTTCACCATAAGCAGTGTCTGCTCCTGTGTGTTGAATATAATGTTTAAAAGCCATATCAAAATTTACCATTACACTTTTTAAGTCGTCAAACCATACTTCTAGGTTATGATGAGCTGCAAAAAATTGTTGGTCTTGTTTTTTTAATATAGATGCGTTTTCTCCACCGATTCTATTAACAGTATTTCTAAATTTATTTTGATCTTCATACAATTTAATTGTTTTATTACACTCTTCTGGTGTAACGTAATTATCATACACCCCTATAAAATTACTTATGTTAACTGTTTTTTTATCCATTTATTTATCTCCTTTTAGTTTAAAAAAATTCCAACAGAAATACGCCAATAAGGCAAATTTACTTTTACAGGCATAGCATCGTGTAAATTGTTTCCAGGGAATAAAACAAAATTACCTGGTTTAAATTTAATTTTTTTATCTTCAATTTGTAATTCTCCTCCCCAACTATCTTCCCAGTCGGGTGTTAAAAAACCAACTATAACATGTTTAAATTTTCTGTGATCATGAAAATGAAATTTATTTGAATTTTGTTGTGCATTTAAAACAATAGATTTTATAGAATAACTTCCTAAATCAAAATTTTTTTCTTTTCTAAGATGACTATTAATTGAGGACACGATCCCTGAAAAATAACCAAACCAATAAGGTTGATAAATACTATCTTCAAATGAAACTCTGAACGTTGGATACATATTACTAAACGTTTCATCTCCATAAGATGAATTAATAGACCAATTATTACTTAATAATTGTTTATAAGCATTTTTAACCTCGAATTTATTTAAAACATTTTCTATTTCGTAAATTTTATTTGAGCTCATTTATTTTTCTCCTTTTTCTATAAATATTTATATTCTTTAATAAACAAAGTGCTAGTATATCTTCTTTGTCCTTTAAATTTATTTGCATGTGCACTATGGTACATATTAGAAGGAAACAACACTGCTCTATTTGGTCTAAAACCAATATGAATATCTAATTCTTTATTAGTATAGAATACCGTACCATTTGTAACAGCTACAATACCGTCTAACATTATAAATACATTTAATAATGCTGGATCTACATGAGGGTGAAACCATTCTTGATTTCTTAAATCAATACTACTATCAGGATAAAGTTTTTTTATTTTTATTTTAAATTTTTTTTCTGCTTGTTCCTTAAAAGTATTTAATAAATTTGGATTATTGGCTAAAATATATCTATCGCCCCACCAACTTTTAGTTTTATTATCTTCACTATAATTGAAAATAGGATTATTTTTATCAAAACCTTTAAAAAATCTAGGTGTAAAAGTACAATTAGATTTTATGTGATTCATAATATTTTTTAACATTTTATTATCAAAAAAATTATCGACTATTTTTATCATAGTTATTTTACTTATTTTTTCTCTTTCATTACATTTATAATTAATATATAAGGCATTATATGCTACAGAAATTAAATTTCAAGCCTGGATTTAACAAAATGGTCACGGATTCCGGAGGCGAGTCTCAGTGGGTCGATGGTGATTTTGTTAGATTTAGATATGGATTACCTGAGAAAATAGGGGGTTGGAATCAATTAAGTATTTCTGGCAATACTTTACCAGGAGCAGCTAGAGCTCAACATACTTGGACATCACTAAAAGGTGAAAAGTATGCCGCAATAGGTACATCACAAGGTTTATTTTTATATTATGGAGAAGCTTTTTACGATATTACTCCATTAGATACAGCAATTACTGGAGCTAATTTTGATGCGACATCTGGTTCTCCAACCGTTGTTGTTAATAAAACTTCTCACGGTTTATTAGATGGAAGATATGTAACATTTTCAAGTGTAACTGTCCCAACGGGATCGGGTTATGCAACATCTGATTTTGAAAATAATACATTCGAAATATCCAATGTAACAGCAAATACTTTTGAAATTACAATGCCTACTAATTCTGCAGCTACTACATCTGGTACAGGTTCAGCAGCAATTGATCCATACGTAGAAGTTGGTCCAACTTTTCAAACAGCAGGTTATGGTTGGGGCACTTCAGCCTGGTCTAATGAAACATGGGGAACTGAAAGATCAATAGGTGGAGTGACTCTGGATCCAGGCTTCTGGAGTCTAGATAACTTTGGTCAAATATTAGTTGCAACAATTCATAATGGTAAAACATTTACTTGGAATGCAGGAGCAAGTAGTCCAAGAGGGAATAGAGCAACGATAATGACAGGAGCGCCTACGGCATCAAGATTGACTCAAGTATCAGATAGAGATAGACATGTATTTCATTTTGGAACGGAGACAACTATTGGAGATCCATCAACACAAGATCCAATGTTTATAAGATTTTCAAATCAAGAAGACTTTAATACTTATCAACCAACTGCAACCAATACTGCAGGAACATTTAGAGTTGATAAAGGAAACGTAATAGTTGGAGCAGTGTCTGGTAAAGATTATACATTAGTTTTAACAGATAGTTCAGCATACGTTATCCAATACGTTGGCCCACCATTTACTTTTTCAGTTAAACAAGTAGGTACAAACTGTGGATTGATTGGTCAACATGCATTAAGTTATTCTAATGGTATTGTCTTTTGGATGTCAGGTGAAGGCGGTTTTTTTGCGTATGATGGTACTGTAAAAGCCATACCTTGTTCAGTTGAAGATTTTGTATTTACAACAAGTGGAGATAATCTAGGAATAAATTATAACGCAAGTCAAATAATTTACTCTGAACATAATTCATTATATAATGAAATAAATTGGTTCTATGCTAAATCTGGATCAGATCAAATTGATAGATGTGTTACTTATAATTTTGCAGAACAATGTTGGACAACAAGTTCACTAGCAAGAAGTTCATATGCTGATCAAGGGGTATTTGATGTACCTTATGCAACACAATATAATTCAACAGCAACTCCTAATTTTTCAATACAAGGTATTACTGCTAAGTATGGAGCATCAACTTATTACGCTCATGAAGTAGGAACTGATCAAGTTAATAGTAGTGGTACAACATCAATCGATGCATTTATAAAATCTGGAGATTTTGATATTAGTTCACGTAAAAGTGCCCTGGGTCAGGCAACCGGTGTAGCTGATTTTAGAGGGGATGGTGAATTTATTATGTCTATGAAACGATTTATACCAGACTTTAAAGTGTTAACCGGTAATTCAAAAGTAACATTATTATTAAATGATTATCCAAGTGATACAGCATCTAGTTCACCTTTGGGTCCCTTTACAATAACATCATCCACTGATAAGGTAGACACTAGAGCTAGAGGAAGACTCCTTGCAATTAAAATAGAAAATGATGCTGTAGGTGAAACTTGGCGTTATGGAACATTAAGAGTAGATATTAAACCTGATGGAAGAAGATAATGGCTAAGATAACTTCATATATACCAGAACCGAAAGACGAATACGAAGTAGAAAATCAAAGACAAATTCTTAGAGCGGTTGATACAATTAAAACAGAATTAAATTTTTCTTTTCAACAAGATTTAAAAAATGAGGAAGACCAGAAAAACTGGTTTTTTGGATAATGGCAAATTTTTATAAAAGCGAAACATTTGATTTAACAACAACTAATTTAACTACAGTGTTAAGTATTAGTGTATCTGCAATTGCTATTGTAAAAGCAGTGCAGGCATGTGTAATAGATAATACCAATGTTGACTTTGAAGTATTTTTAAAAAAATCAGGTGAGTCTGATGTTGAAATAGGACATAGCACTTTAAATAAAAGTACTGATAATTTTGCAAAAGATGTGATAAATCTAGAAGCAGGAGATGTATTAAAAGTAAAAGCCAGTGTTGCTGATAAGGCCTCTGGACAAGTGAGTTATCTTCTGATAGATAGATCTCAAGAAAATGGATAAAAAGAATATAGAGCACACACACGATAATGGTATTACGCATTCTCATGAAAATGGAGATGTTCCACATACACATGATATACCAAAAATAGATTGCACAACTATAACAACCTATAGAAATACTAAGACAGGAGAAACGTTTAAAGAAAAAGTAGAAGGACCTGACATCGTAGAAGACGTTACAGTTCAAGTTACTAATAAAGGTCTTCAAGTATTCCAGAAAGTAATGAATCAAAAAAATGATAAACCAAAATCCTAGAGGCGGAACTGAGCTTCAATTTGAATATTTAAGAAAACACGTTGATCCCAAGTTATTGGATCAAGTACAAATATGTACATCTGTACCTGAATCTATTCCACTATCAAAAGATAAAGTAAATATACTTTGGCAAAAGAATTCATACGATCAACCGAATCTGGCTCCATGGTTTAAAGATAAATCTAATCATAAAAAATATGATTGGTATGTATTTAATTCTAATTGGAACTTTGAAAAATTTAGAATGATGTTTGATATACCACTAGAGAGATCTTTGGTAATTAAGAACGGTGTAGATACTATTGAACCTATTCCAACTATATATAAAAAAGGTGACCCTATAAAAATTATTCATCACTGTACACCTTGGAGAGGACTAAGTGTTTTACTAGGTGCAATGCAACTGGTTAAAAATCCATTGATAAGTTTAGATGTATATTCATCAACTGAAGTATATGGTAAAAGTTTTCATGATCAAACAGATGATCAATACAAAGCTCTTTATGATCAAGCAAGACAACTCCCTAATGTAAATTATATTGGTTACAAACCAAATGAATATATTAAACAACATTTAAAAGATTATAGACTATTTGTGTATCCTAGTATTTGGGAAGAAACATTTTGTATATCTTTAATCGAAGCAATGGCTGCAGGACTCTATTGTGTAACTACTAATTATGGTGCGTTATATGAAACCGGAGCCGAGTTTCCAATGTACATTCCATACTCTAATAACTATGAATCTTTAGCTAGAAAGTTTGCACAAGGAATAGAAGTTGCTGCACAATCGCTAGAGGCACCAGGCATCCAGGATCATTTAAAAATGCAAAGAGATTATGTTAATAGATTATATAATTGGAATGTTAAATCAATAAGTTGGACTAGATTTTTACAAGGAGCAATCAATGCAAAATAATGAACCTATTTGGTTTGGTGAGAAAACTACAAATGCTAATAAAGATACTTATCAAACAGAAAAATTAGAAAAAGTAGATTCTAATGTAACTGAAATTAATTTAGGTAAATCAAAACCATCTTGTAAGATAATGGTATGTACTCCATGTCATAGTGAAGTATCTATGCATTATACTCAAGCAGTTCTAAAGTTTCAATTAGAATGTATGAAAAGAAATATAATGGTTAGTTTTAGTTTATTAAAATCATCATTAGTTACACAAGGTAGAAATTTGTGTGTCGCTGAGTTTTTAAATCATAAAGACAATTATGATTACTTACTATTTATAGATTCAGACATTTCATTTAAAAGTGAGACTATATTTAAAATGATTGATGCAGATAAAGATATTATTGCATGTCCATATCCAATGAAGATGTTTGAAACAGATAAGATGTGGAAAAAAATAAAAGAAACCGATATGGTTAAATCAGAAAAAGATCTATTATCTTCGGGGTATATGTATCCAATTAAGATTGGTAAGAATGAACTTATAGTAGATAAAGGAGTTATGGAAGTAACTCATGCTCCAACAGGATGTATGTTGATTAAAAGAAATGTAATAGATAAATTGATAGCAAAACATCCTGAATTAGAAATATATCAACCTACTGTTATTAACGGTAAAGAGACTAAAAAAGAAAACTTTTACAATTTATTTGATACATTACATGACCCAGAAACTAAACGATACTTTGGAGAAGACTTTGGATTCTGTCAAAGATGGACTGATATTGGTGGTAAAGTATATGTCTATGTAATGGACCATATATCTCATATAGGTGACCATGAGTATTGTGGTAGATTTTATGATATGTTGACTGGCTTAAAACGTGTTGACGTTAACAAGAAAATCAAATAAAGTATAGTATTTACAGGATATCTACGCCTGCTTAACAATATAAGTATATTTAAAATATGGCAATAAACAGATCATCAATGGAACGTCAATTACGTATGGGTGGAGGCATTATGAATGCTATGCCTAGACAACAATACGGTTTAGGGAGTTTAGTTAAATCAGTTACTAAAGGTGTTAAAAAAGCAGTATCAGGTGTTAAAGATTTTGCTAAATCAGATTTAGGTAAAGCAGCTTTACTTGCAGCTGGAGGATATTATTTAGGAGGAGGAACTTTTGGGGGTTTAAGAGCAGGGGCTCCAGGTTTTTCTTTTAGTAATTTACCGGGAGCTTCTACTGTTTCTAATTTTTTTACTGCAGGCGATGGAATAAATAAAGCTAAGAAAGCAGCATCATTTGGAGATACTATGAAAGTATTTGCCGGTGGTTCTTTATTAGCTGGATTATTAGGTCAAGCAGAACAAGAAGGTGATCCTGAAGGTATTACTAGAAACGTTGGTGCATTGAAACTTAAATTAACTGATGCATATAGAAATCAAAGAACGTTTGCTGATGCAGAAGATGAAGAAGCAGCTATTGCACAACAAGTAGCATTAGATACAGCTGAATATAATCAAGATATGTATAGAACTGGTGTTATGAATGGCGGTAGAATAGGTTATGCTTTAGGTAGTCCAGAACAAAATGCTATAGAAGCAGCCGGAATTATGAATCTACCATTAAATCAAAACCCTGCAGGAGTTACAGAATTAGACCTTAGAGAAACAGGTGGATTTATTCCTCCAGTTGGTGTAAAAGAAAAAGCAGATGACATCCCAGCGATGTTAGCAAACAATGAATTCGTATTTACAGCTGATGCTGTAAGAGGAATGGGTGACGGAAACGTTAACAAAGGTGCACAACGTATGTACGATATGATGAAAAAATTAGAAAAAGGCGGGAGAGTATAATGGCGGAAGTATCAACAGTAGTTCAGCAACCACCTGAGTTTATAGAAGCGGCAGCAAAACCGTTTATTACACAATTACAACAAGTAACTGGTGGATTAAAAGAAGCAGATTTATCACAAGTATATGGACCACAATTTACTGCTGGTCTTGGTGCATTAACCCAACAAGCAATTGGACAAGTAGGTGGCCTTGGTGCATATGAACCTTATCTACAAGGCGCAGCACAAGCACAACAAACAGCTGCTGGATTAACTGGACCAACAGCTTATCAAGCTTATATGTCTCCGTATCAACAAGATATAATTAATACAACTTTAGCTGATTATGATATTCAAGCTCAAAAAGGTTTACCAGCATTAGCTGCACAAGCAATTGGTGCCGGTGCTTATGGTGGAGGACGTGAAGGTGTACAAAGAGCAGAATATCAAACAGCATCTGATAGAAACAGAGCTGCATTACAAGCACAATTATTACAACAAGGTTTTGGTCAAGCACAACAAGCTGCGGGACAAGACTTTTTAAGACAACAACAATTAGCTGCAGGACAATTAGGTCTAGCTCAACAAGCTCCTGCATTAGCCGGTCAACAAATTTCTGCATTGACTACTTTAGGAGGATTACAGCAATCACAAGCTCAAGCAGAACTTGCTGCACAGCAACAGTTAGCACAACAACAATTGATGCAACCGCTTCAGGCTACACAGGCTCTGGGTTCAGGGATCACTGGATTAATCGCTGGATACCCTGGTTCTACTCAGACACAAACACAACCATCTCCAACGCCTTTACAAACTGCTTTAGGTGCAGGTGCTACATTGGCTGGAGTTTACAGAGCGTTTAATTAATATGAGTAAAATATTTAAAAGACCAATGTTTAGAAAAGGTGGTCCTACTTCTGGTATGAATGGTATTATGACTGGTATTGTCGATAGAGAAAACCATGCAAATTCTAGTTCAGATGGAGTAGGTAACTCTACTATGGATTATATAAATAAAATAATTCCAACAGAATCTGAAATGTCTGCTTTCAGAGAAAGAATGCCTAAACAAGAAGCACCATCAGGTTTAGATGATCCATTAACATCTTTTTTATTAAGTTATGGACCAGAGTTAGCTCTTGCTCAACCTAGAGGTGGTATTATTGGAACTGCAGTTGGAGCTGCAAAAGGACCTATAGCTAATTTGTTAAAAGATGTAAAAGAAAGAAAACAATTAGATTATGTAACAGAATCCGATGCATTTGCTACTTTATTAGAAGCAAAAGCAGATGCGTTATCTGGTACTTCAGGTAAAAGTTATGCTGCTTTAGCAATTAAAGATGAAATAGGTAGACTTGTTCCTGATATAGCTAATTTAAAAAATCAACTTAAAAATGAAAATTTACAAGAAGCTGATAAAGAAAAAATTTTAAGTCAATTACAAACTAAAGAAATACAATTAAATAATTTACAAAAAACTGATCCTAATCAAGAAGCATTAGTTAATGCTTTTTTTAATTCTAAACCAGGCCAAAAATATTTACAGAATACCATGTCAAGTTTATTAAATGACGATAGAAAATCTAAAGATCCTAAATACAAAGGGGAAGATGATAGACAACTATTGATTGATGCGATTGAAAATTTACGTGAATTTATAAACACTGAATTAATAACAGGTGTGGGTAGTAGATCTCAAGTAAAAGATGGTGGAAGAATTGGATTACAAGATGGAACACCACCAGTTACTGAAGTACAAGGTGGTGGACAAGATATGTCTCAGAATGATAACCCAATTAGTTTTGATCAATTAAGAGCACGATTACCTCAAGAAATTACAGACGATATTGTAACTCTTATGTCTAACAGCGCAGAAGCGCTAAATGACTTTGCAAGTATTTCAACGCAACAAGATGTAAATAATTTTAATAAAAAATTCAACGTAAATTTAGTATTACCGGCGGAGGCTTAAAATGGCCACAGCTTACGAACGTTTTTTAAAAGACAAAGAACAAGAAATAGAATTACAAACTCTCCCTGGAGACATTAGAGATGTAGAGGACTCTAAAAAATTTCTTTTAAAAGCTATTGAAGAAGGAACAGAACCTGCAAAACCTGTTAAAACTTTTGCAGCTCCAGAACCTACAAGTATATTAAGTTTATATTTTAGAATGGGTGGAGGCACTAGTCAGAGATTAGCATCTGCTATATCAGGAGTAGAAGATCCTGTATCACAAATTAGAAAAGCACAAAAACAATTACCTGAAAAAGATTATATATCTGGCTTAGATGAAATTGTAAAAGGTCTAGATAAAGGTTTATATAACCTTCAACATAGTACATCTTCATTATTATTAGCAGGAACTGATTTAGCTGCTAATACAGATTTATTATCAAAACTAGATGAAATAGCTGAAATAGAAGATCCAGGTGATCCATCTACAATAAGAGGAAAAGCAACAGAAGTATTAAGTCAATATGGTATTCCAGGGACATTAATTACAAAAATTGTAGGTAGGTTAAAACCAATTATAAAAATGAAGAGAGCTGCTAACGCAGTTACTGGAGGCAAATTAAAAAAAGTATCTCAAATAGCATCAAGATCAGTTGAAGGTGCAACTATTGTTGGAGTTACAGATTTTCTTGCATCTGAACCTGATAGACCTTCTTTATTTTTTGAGCCAGAAAAAACTGAAGGCTTAACTGGTAGAGAAAGGGCTGGTGCAGAATTTAGAAATAAAATTAAATATGGTTTTGAAGGAACAATTGTTGGAGGTGGTTTTCCCTTAATAGGTAAAGCAACTCAATTAGGATATAAATATACACTTGGGCCTGTTTTAAAAACAAGTGCTAAATTAGGAGCTAAAGGAATTGATAACGCTGTAGTAAGACCTATTTCTTATTTAGGATCAAGACCTGCTGTTGCACCTATTGTACAAGGAGGAGCTAAATTTGCACTTAAAACAGGAGAACTTGCTTTAACAAAAGTTATTAATCCACTTATTGTTTCTACAATTGCTAGAAAAGGTATTTATCAATTACCTCCATTTAAAGAATGGAGATTAGGAGATGTGACAAGTACAGATATAAGAGAAGCATCTCTTAAAAAATTTGATAATTTTTTATCTGTATTTAGATCTTATGGAAAAAGGCCAAAAGATATTCAAGGTATTTCAGAGTCAGCTAATTTATATATTAGAAGTAGAGCAAAAAGATTTGATAAAATTTATGAAGGAATAGAAAATAAAGCATATAAATTAGCAAAAGGTTTTGAAGATCAATACAACACAGCAACTACTTCTAAACCTTTACAAAAATATTATTTAGATTTAATAGAAGAATTTTTATTAGATCAAAAAAGTCTATCTGCTATACCTAAAGAGCTGCAGTCTTATGCAAAAGATTTAAAGAATCAATTAATAAAACAAAGAACTGAATTAGTTAAATCATTACCTAAAGGTGAAAAATCAAGTAAACTTGCTCAAGAATTAGTTAATACAGATGTAAAAGATGTTAAAAAATATTTAGTTAGATCTTTTGAAACATTTAGAAACGAAAATTGGGTACCTCCTAAACAAGTTTTTGATGATGCTAAAGAATATCTTTTAAATAAAATTATAATGAAATCACCTGCTTTAAAAGATTCAGCAAGATTAGCTCATCCAAATTTAAAACCAGAAGAAGCATATCAATTATTAGCTGAAAGTAGCGTCAATGAAATTTTGAGAATTGGGAAAACAGAAGGTATGGTTCCTCTTAAAGCGTTAAGGGAAATTGGAACTAAAATATTAAGAAGTGATAAATATAAATTTTTACAAACAGGAGAAGAATTACCTCAAGTAGTTCAAAAACTTCTTGGTAAAGAAAAAGATTTAAAATCATCCATAATGAATACAACTGGTGAAATGATCGCTACTATGGCAAACAAAAGAGCAGCGGATAAGATAGCCGCATCTGGTTTAAAAAATGGTTGGATATTTAATTCATATGATGATGCACTTGCTGCAGGTAAATCTGCTGCACAAGAGATTACAAAAGTTTCAAGATTAGGTGATATGGAATCAAGTTTAAAAGGTAAATTTGCTCTTCCGGAATATGTACAAGCTTTTAGTGGTGAAGCTCAAGGTTTTAATAAACTTATGTTAAATTCAATTTGGAGAGCTGTTATAGGTGGTAAATCAATTGTTCAAATGGGTAAAACTCTTTACTCACCTCAAACACAAGTTAGGAACGTAACTTCAGCTGCTTTTTTTGCTTTAATGCAAGGACATATTGGACACAATGCTAGTGTAACAAATGCAATGAAAATGACCTTGGATGATATTTTTAGAGCAGGGAAAAGAAATATAGATGAAACTGAATTTAATAATTACGTAGAAAAATTAGTTAGACTTGGTGTGTGGGATGAAAACGTTGTAGCGTCTGAGTTAAAAGCAATTATGGATGCAATTAAAAATAATCAAATAAATACAACAGATAAATTAATGGATAAATTATTTAAAATGGCTCCGACAGATAAAGTTGCAAAATTATATGCAGGTGGTGATAACATATGGAAACATTATGGTTATGAATATGGTAAATCACAATTGTCAATGGCTTTTAAAAATATAGAAGAAGTTGCTGAATGGTGGAAACATATGACAGGAAATAAATTCAATTTAAATAATTCAATAACAGGAACTAAAAAAACATTTGATGATGCTTTAGATGAAGCGTCTGCTTATTTATTAAGAAATACTTATCCAACATATAGTAAGGTGCCTCCAATTATACAGGCTCTTAGAGTTACACCAATAGGAAACTTTGTATCTTTCCCTTCAGAAATATTAAGAACAGGTGCTAATACTATGTTTATTGGTCTAAGAGAAATGTCTCATTCTAATCCAGCTATAAGACAAATGGGAATTAGAAGAATGATTGGTGCTATTATGACAAGTTATGGAATAGGAAAAGGAATAACAGAACTAACACAAGTATTAACTAACACAACAAGTTCTCAATGGGATGCATATAAAAGATCAGGTGCAGCTCCATGGGACAGACTTTCTAACTTACTTGCAATTAAAGGATGGAAAAATGGTGAAAGTAAAGCTATAAATTTTTCTTACTTTAGTCCGTACGATAGTTTATGGGCTCCTTTTTCTGCTGCAATGACAAAAGCAGAAAAACAAGATTTAAATCCACAAGAAACAGAAGCATTTGTACTGGATATGATGTTTTCTGAAGGTGGACCAGTATTTACGTTTTTATCACCATTTGTATCAGAGCCTCTAGGTTATGATAGATTTATAGACGTGACTACTAGAGCAGGTAAGAAAAAAGAAGGTGGTTCTATTTACACAGAATCAGATGATTTAACTGCTAAATTTTATAAATCATTTAAACATGTTTTAGATGGTGTTCAACCAGGTGTTTTAGTAAGTGCTTCTAAAATAAAAAATGCGTTAGAAAAAGATTTAACTGGAGGTGGTAAACCTGTAAATTTATTTGATGAATTGTTAGCATTATTTGCTGGAATTAGAATTATTAATATCGATGCTAAAAAAGATTTGAATAACGCTGCTTCTACTTTAAATAGAGTCCTTAGAGCAGTTGATGAAAAAGAAAATTTTTATACTTCTAAAAATTTTACTAACAAAACACCTACTGATATAGTTAATATATTTGAAGACATGCAAGATGAGGCAACTAGACTTCAAAAAGATATGTATATTAAAATAAAAGATTTACAATTATTGGATTTAAGTAAAAATAAAATTGAAGAAATTTTAGAGGAAACTGGTTTAAATAAAAAATTAGTTAGTAATTTAATGGATGGAGAATTTACTCCTATTAATTATTCAGTACCTAGATTTGAAAGAAAAATAGCAGAGGTAAAAGCAGCAATGAAAAAATATTCAGAAGACTCTCCTACATATAATTACTTTACAAATAGTAGTTTTTTATTTCCAGAAACACAATTAGATAAAGTAATAGATAAATATGATGGTAAAAAATTCTTTAAAGAAACATACAATGAAGAAACAAAACAAATGGAAGGTGGTTATTATCCTGAAAGAGAATCATATAAATTAAACGAAGATGGAACACTTGAATATGATGAAAATGGTAATCCAATACCTGAAAGAGGATTTGTAGGAAAAGCTTTAGAAAAAGCAGTTGATACTATTAAATCTTTACCAAAAAGATTTGCATTGCCTGGACAAGATTTATTCAGTGAAGCTCCACAAAAACCATTACCTGATACACCTGTACCTAATGCTCAAGTAATACAAACAGCAGCGCTTCCGGCATCAGGGGCCCTAAATCAAGGGTTGACCGCAACTGAAAATGCTTTATTATCAGAGGAAGAGAAACAAATTAGACTAAGATCTAGAGGATTAGCATAAAATGGCAACATTAGACGAGATAAGATTACAACAATTGTTACAACCTTTTAATAATCAAACAGGTATTATGAACTCTAATAATGCTATTCCAATGATTAATAATGTTCCAATGATTAATACCGGTGCAGTAGATCAAGATTTACAAAACACTGATTTAATTCAGCAATTAATTTTACAGAATCAACAAAAATTAAATCTTGCTAACACCGCAGACACAGCCCCTTTCTTTTTTCCTCCAGGAGGAACAACACCATTACAAAGTACGGCGCCTTTACAAGATTTAGGTATTGATACTTCTTATGGTGTAGCTAACGAAGAAGATGTTGAACAAGAATTTTTACCTAATCAAGAACCATCAGGCATTGCAAAACTTTTTGAGTTTTTAGGAAAATTACCCACGCCATTTAATTTAGCAAGACGTGGTTTAGGATCTTTAAGAGGACTTAATGATAGATTACAAAATTCAGATTTTGGTCAAGCAACAAGTTTAATGGATTATCTTGACATGAGAAAATATGGAGGGGCTCAAGGTAGAAGAGACGCCGCAGCAAGAAACATGGCTCAGGCAAGAGGAATAACAAAATCATTAGCATCAAGACCTTCTTCAACTAGTGGAGGATATCAAAGAGGCCCTGGTGGTAGTGGAGCACAAAGCACCGGTGCAAGTAAATCTCAGTCACAAGCAGGACCAGGATTTAGTGGAAGTGGATCAGCATCTGAAATGGGTAGTTTTTAATGCCTAGATCAAAAAACACAGCTTTAGAAAAAATAGAATCTCACGAAAAACTTTGTCGTATAATGCAAAAACAAACTCACGAAAAAATTAATAAATTAGAAACTCAAATTGATAGAATTGAAAGAATTTTAATCGGTTGCGCTGGCGCTTTACTCATGGGTATGGGTGGAATGATTTCAGCATTAATATTTAAATTATAGTTTTTTTGGGAGGTTGGGCACTTAGCTGCCGGGATTGATTATAGTGGGGACTATAATCACTATATCCATTCTCTAAAATCTTCATCCATAATCGTATTTGCAATATCAACTTTATTACGTAAAGCTTTTACAATTCTTTCATCAATTGTATCTTCAGTCATAATATCAATGTAAGTCATTTTTTTAGTTTGACCTATACGATCAATACGTGCTTCTGATTGTTGACGTTTCTCAAGGTCATAACCATTTGAAAAATAAACCATATTACTTCCAGCAGTTAAAGTAATACCATAACCACCGGTATGAGTAGTTCCTACAAAAAATCTACAATTATCATCTGTTTGAAATTTTTTAATATTAGCTGATCTTGCATCAGTATCCGTTGCACCATAATAATCAACAACAGAATCTTCACCATATACTTTTTTAATTTGTTCAATTATTCTTCTAACATCATGAGTATAGTGAGACCATATAATAGTTTTACCTTCAACGTTTTCTAATATGTTCATTAGTTCAGTTAATCTTTGGCAAGGTAAATCTTTTATAGTTCCATCATCAGCTGTAAAATGTCCACAAGTAATTTGATGTAGTCTCATCAATTGAGTCATGACAGTTGCGGAAGATTGCATCTTACCATCTAAGAAAGCTATTGTTTCTTCTTTCATTTGTTTATAAACTTTTTTCTGTTCAGGTGTTAATTCAACATAATGTTTAACAAAAGTTTTTTCAGGTAAATCTAAACAATCATCTTTTAAAATTCTTTTTGAAAAAGGTTTAATTTGATCAGATAATTCTCCAAGATTTCTATAACCAACA